GCCGGCGCCAGCTGGTTGGCACGCTGCCCGGCGCATAACGATCGCGAACCGGGCCTCTCGATCCGTCAGGCCGAAGACGACACGGTGCTGGTCCGCTGCCATGCTGGCTGCGAGCAGGCGCGGGTGATCACTGCTCTGCGTTCACTCGCCGCCAACGCGGTACGACCTCCACGACGTCGAGATCCGCCTCAGCAACCAAAATCGCAGATTCGGTCGCGCCGCTTGAGTTCGCCTTTATATGGAAACGCACATGACCGTCACCGATGAGATCGATCACGTACACGTTCGCAAGAGGCTGCCGAACCGGCGCGCGGCAACAAGCTTCGACTTCGAACAAAACGGAATCCGCTTCGTCGCCACTTATTCGCACTTCGCGGATGGCGGCGTCGGCGAAATTTTTATCTCGAATCATAAAGCAGGCAGCCACCTCAACGCGTGCGTCCGTGACCTGGGCGTCGCCGCCAGCCTGGCGCTGCAATTTGGCTGCTCGCTCGACACACTGCGCCGCGCGCTGCTGCGCAATGTAGATGGCAGCCCCGCGACGGCGCTCGGCGCCGCGCTCGACATCATTAGCGGGAGGGCGCGATGAAGATCATCGGCGCAGATGAGCGGCTCGCCGAGCCGCGCGGAGTCAAGGCCCTCATCGTCGGCCCGACCGGTGTTGGCAAGACGAGCTTACTTCGCACGCTCGACCCGGTGCGGACGTTGTTCGTCGATATCGAAGCCGGCGACCTCAGCGTCCAGGATGTGCCGGTCGATGCGATCCGGGTGGATGATTGGCCGACCGCGCGCGATCTCGCATGTCGCATCGGCGGCCCCAATTCGTCGTTTCCACCAACCGCCTGCTACAGCGAGGCGCATTATCAGGCCGTCGGTGGCGCGCTCGACAATCTTGATCACTACGACACGGTCTTCGTCGACAGCATCACCGCGGTGAGCAGGTTGTCATTCCGTTGGGCCGAACAGCAGCCGGAAGCGTTCAGCGAGCGCACCGGTAAGAAAGACACGCGCGGCGCCTACGGGCTGCACGCGCGCGAGATGTTGCTGTGGCTATACCAACTGCAGCACGCGCGCGGCAAGCACGTCGTTTTTGTCGGCATCCTTGAAAAGGTTACCGACGAGTTCAACGCGACGAGCTGGCAGCCGCAGATGGAAGGCGCGCGCACCGGCCGCGAGCTGCCCGGCATCGTCGACCAGATCATCACGATGCAGTGGATCGACTTCGGCGACGGCGCGCCCACGTGCGCGTTCGTGTGCACGTCGCCGAACGCGTGGGGCTATCCCGCCAAGGATCGCGCCGGCCGACTCGAGCAAATCGAAGAGCCGCACCTCGGAAAGTTGATCGTCAAGCTGGTCGGTCCCAGCCAGCGCAAGCCGTTCATCGTTTCACCCAAGCAAACGCTCAAAGCAGCAAAGTAGGAGAGCATAAAAATGAATAGCTACGACTTCAACGATGCAGATACCAAGCGCAACTTCGACGTGATCCCGGACGGCACGATCGCCAGCGTACGCATGACCGTCCGCCCCGGTAGTGCCGGCGAGGGGGGCTGGTTGCGCCGCTCCAACGACGGCGGCAGCGAAGCGCTCGACTGCGAATTCGTTGTGCTCGACGGCCCCTTCGCCAAGCGCAGGTTCTGGACGCTTTTCACCATTGCCGGCACCACACCCGGTCACGCCGAAGCGGCGAATATTTCGGCCGTGAAACTGCGCGCCATCCTGGAATCCGCGCGCGGCACCAAGCCCGCCGACACGAGCGACGCCGCAAGGCAGGCGCGCCGCATCGGGTCGTACGGCGACCTCAACGGCCTCAGTTTCATCGCGCGCATCGGCGTCGAGCCGCCGCAGAACGGATACGAGGCGCAGAACCGGCTCGACCGCGCGGTCACGCCAGACAAGAAGGCTTGGCATCCGGTGGCGCAGGAGCCGGCGGCCGCGCCGTCGGCAGCACCTGCCAAACCCGCGTCTACCCCGGCGAAGATCAACCGACCGGATTGGTCAAAATGAAAAAAGCTCATGCCGTTGCACGGGTCTCACTGTCCGCAATCGCGGATGAGTGGCAGCGGCGAGCCACCGCCGCCGCCATCGGGGCCGGACGCGGGCTCGTCTGGGACGGAGGCCATATTCCGTCCCAAACGCCGGTCGGACGGTTGGGCGATACGGAATGGGGATGGATCTTTGGCGCGATGTTATTCGCGTGGATAGCAACGCGCGCCGAACAGGCGGCCGCCGATCAGCTCGATGCCGAGCAAACAATCAGGATGACCGGTCTTGACCCGCAACCATGGGACATCGGGGCGGTCATGGCGATCCTGCCGGAGCTCGTCGATGCCTGCCCTAACATCGACTGGTCGCGACCGCTCGCGTCCTGGCCACGCGAGGTGATGGCTGATTTCCTGCTGACCGCCATGCGCTTGATCCGCAAGGCGATGATCGCGCGCGACCTCAGCGGGAAAGGCATAACCCGCAAATCAACAACCAACGATCTCGCCTCGCCACTGTGACGTGCCGTGCTGGACTTCAATCGTGCACAGCTGTCGGAAGAGCCGATCAACGTCGCGATCAATGCGCTCATCGAGCAGGCCGAGCCGCCGGAGCAGAACGAGCGGCAGTACCTTGGCGCGAGCGCGATCGGCAGTGAGTGCTTGCGCAAAGTCCAATACGACTGGTGGTGCAGACCGGTGCACATGTCGCAAACGCGCGACATCTTCGCGCGCGGACATTTCTTCGAGGAGCTGAGCCGGCAGCACTTTCTCCGCGCCGGCTTCACGTTCGCACCGTCCGAACTGCTCAGCTTCACCGCGGCGGGCGGGCTCTTCCGCGGTCACGCTGATGGCATACTCATGTCGGGCCCCGAACTACCCGAAGCCGGCTTTCCGTGTTTGTGGGAGCACAAATGCCTCGGTGACAAGGGCTGGCGCTCGCTCGAACGCGACGGCCTTGAGAAGGCCTATCCGCAATACGCCGCGCAAGTATCGCTGTATCAGGCGTACCTCCATCTCACTGAGCACCCGGCGATCTTCACCGCCGTGAACGCCAACACTTGCGCGCGCCTTCACCTCCTGGTGCCGTTCAACGCCGAGGAGGCACAGATTTGGTCCGACCGCGCGGTCGCCGTGATCGAGGCGACACGCGCCGGCGAACTATTACCGCGCGCCTACGACAATCCTGCTGACTGGCGCTGCAAAGCATGCGGCCACCGCGAGCGATGCTGGAACAGGCCGTGACTAGGGACCTAGCACCCATCACTGGCAAGCTCTGCAAAATGATCCGCATGCTCGCGTCCGACTGCGACGGCGATGTGATCGCGGCCGCGCGCGCCATCAATCGCACCCTGCGCAGCGAGGGACTGGACATCCACGAGCTCGCCAAGGGCATCGAGGAGCCGAACGGCGGCACGCTTACCGAAGCTGAGATGAGAAAGCTCTACGACGCCGCCTATGACGCCGGCCTGCGCGCAGCCGAGGAGAAGCACCACGGCGTGGCGGACTTCGCCAACGTCGACGAAACGCCGTCCTGGCACAAGATTGCGCTGTGGTGCCAGCAACGCAACGAGCGCTTGCGCGAGAAAGAGCGCGAGTTCGTCAGCGACATGGCGTCGCGCACGGTCTGGCGAGACCCGACTGAGAAGCAAGGCAAGTGGCTCAAAAGCATTTTTTACCGCCTCGGCGGAAAGCGGCCATGACCGAGAAGCCGCGCACCTACAACGCCAATCTCGCGCATCTGCCAGCCGCGCTCGTCCCGTTGACCGAGGAGCAGCGATGGGTCGTTTGGCCCTGGGAACTGCGCGTGACGAAGAACGGCAAGGAGAAGTGGACCAAGCCGCCACGTCAGGCGCGCGATCCGGAGCGCAACGCGCGCTCGAATGATCCGTCCACTTGGGGCACCTACAACGATGCGGTCGCCGCGGTCGCGGCTGGCAACGCCGACGGCATCGGATACATGCTAAAGGATTCCAACATTGGCGCCATCGATGTCGACCACTGCGTCGTCGACACGGAAAGCACTAAGCTGGAAACCTGGGCCGAACAGCTGGCCAACGAAGCGAACGGCGCCTACCAGGAGATCACAGTCTCAGGCGGTGGCCTGCGCATTATCGGGACGGTGATTGGACCCGAGACGCACCGCAAGTTCACCTTCGACCGCACGACCGGTGCCGGGATCGAGCTCTACCGCAACACGGCGCGCTACATCACGATCAGCGGTGCCGAGATCGGCGGGCCGTGCACCAAGCTGCCGCCGCTCGATGCCTTCATCGATACGCTGTTCGTACGCCACAGCGGGCAAGCAGCTGGTGGGCTCGACTTCAACGATGCTCATCCGCAGGCATCGCTCGACTACGACGACCTGATCCGGAACGGCGCCCCAGAGGGCGAGCGCAGCGAACTGTTTCAAGCCGTGGTCTGGCACCTGGCCGGCAAACGCTGGTCGGCCGAGCAGATCACCGACGAGCTCGCGCGCTACTCCAACGGCATCGGCGCTAAGTACGCAGATCGGCTGCACGCCGAGGTCTTCCGCTCGTACGAAAAGTGGCGCTCACGCAAGCGCGCGGCGGTCACCGGCGGCGTGGCGTCGAGCAGTGACCCTTGGCCGCAAATTTACATCCGGAACGGCGAGCTGCCGCGCGTGGTCAACGAGGCCGAGGACGCACTGCTCCTGCTCGGCCGCGAGATCTACCAGCGCGG